AATGGCTGCAACCATTGAGGCTTCGATATCAACAAATCTGATTGGGAAATATTGACATGACAAGTTTAGCAATTGCAGATCGCACAATCAACGTGCCTTTCTATGGTAATTCTCTTTTCGTTGTTGAGCACAACGGTGAGGCTTATACCCCGATGAAGCCAATTGTGGAGGGTATGGGGTTGGACTGGAAATCGCAACATAAGAAGATTTCTCAACGCTTTGCAAAAGGTATGGTCGAAATCACCATACCTTCGGCTGGCGGGATGCAATCTATGATTTGCCTGGCGTTACGCAAGCTAGCTGCTTGGCTGAACAGTATTAGTCCGAACAAGGTCCGCCCGGAAATCCGCGATAACGTCATTCGCTATCAGGAAGAGTGCGACGATGTGCTTTACGAGTACTGGACGAAAGGCGAGGTTAAGAACCCGCGCAAGGCTAAAAAATCACTACCCGGAAAAATCACCTCCGAGCAGCAGGAAGCCATTAAGCAACTGGTAATGACTCGCGGTAAAGCGTTGCCGAAAGAATGCCAGGCCAAAGCGATGATCACAATGTGGTCGTCACTTAAATCCCATTTTGGTTGCAGCTACAAGGAAATCAGCGAAGACCAGTTTACTGAGGCGCTTTCTATTGCGGCTCGAGTGCCGTTGGAAGGGGAGTTCATCGGAAAGCAGGAGTCGCTTCCTGCACCGAATCTTGACGTTAACCTGCCCCTCCAGTGGTGGATCGACAATAATCCAGTGGTACGCAGCGGTAATCTGTCGTTCGGCAATTCAAAGTGCGCTCCTGCCCTTGATGTCACTATGCCGATGTTATGTGGTGATAATTCAACATCATCAGCTATTCGCTTGATTAATATTCTTGAGGCGGCGGGATTTGATGTATCTGCACCCAAGGCTGAAATCGTAGCGATGCGAAGCCATCTGGCTAATGTTGAGTATGGAATGAAGGCTATAGCTGACGCTTGCCGCCGGGCGGGGAGTAAAACCATCTCCTTTCGTGGTTCTAAAGCAGAGTTCGTAATCAACTAA